AAGATCATCTTCATGTCATCGAATGGTGGGAATGCTGCGCCGTTATTTGTTGGATCGTAATCTGCCATGCTTCTGGCTCCTTTTGTTGTGTAGCTTACCAGCTACCGTTGCTGCTCTTGCTTCCACTATCTTGATCGTACTTGTTGCCATCCATCTTACCTAAGAAGATATCAGCATCGCATCCGATATGTGACAGTGCTTTAGTAAGGCCATCAGTGATAGCCATCTTCGGTGCATCTTCAGCCATACGGCCCTTAGCTGCATCAAAGAACTTACGGCACCCTGTGAAGGGGCCAAATGAATTAGAGGGTGTGCCATGCCAGACAGTCACATGCCCTAGCACAGCGCTATCTCCGTTGCTCACAGGTACAATCTCTGTTGTGTTGTGCCATCCCCAGCCTTCGCCTACAGCACCAAACTCTTCTGTCATTTTTTTGACTTGGTACTGCGGGTCAATCGCGGTGAATGAACGGCTGCCGAAGCTGACCTTCTTCAGATACTTGGGGTCTGAAGAGGCCAGCCTGTCCCATACGTCGAGGTTATTAGTCATTAGTTGGTTCTCCTTGTTATGCGAAGTGATCCCCGCTTGTCTCGTTTGATTGTGAGTTGGTCGCAGTAAACTTCTCGTTCGTTATCACCGACCATTTGTTTGAGGTCTTTCTTAGCGTTCTCAAAGACACGGTTGTGTTCATATCCGTTGATATAGGTAATCGATGCGTCGATAAATTGGTTGTCTCTGCTGGCGTCACGCTTGACCATGTTGTCCACCTCAACTTTGTCGATGTTGATTGCTGGCGTATCCACACCAACCGGCTCTTCATCGCGTACAACGTAACCCCAGAAGTCTGACACCACCGTCCACATAGAATCGAAATAGCTTTTGTTGTACGATACATAGGCTGATTCCCACCTGCTGTTGCCAAAGATAACTGAGAAGTAAGCGCCATCAGCATCAGCTAGATGGCAGTACATTTGTATTTGCGGCATGTAGTATTCAATGACATCATCCATATTCTTGTATGGATTAGTATGCTTGGCTTCGACAATGCGCGTTGCCCACTTAGCATCAATCATACCCTTGGCTGGTACTGGCCCAATCATATCCTCATATTCATGCTGATGATTAGACAGCACACAATCATGCTCTTGCTCGAACCACTGAAGGTTGAAGTCTTCGGTCCAGCTACCAAGCTGCACTGCAATGTTGCGAGACAGATCATCCGATTCGACACGACCAGTTTTGATTTGCCAAAGCTCTAACCAATTGCCCTGCATAATTTTTACGCAGTCACTTCCTCCGATGAAACCCTTTCGTTCCATTGTGTTCTCCATTATTGTTTTGTTTATAACTACTTACATACTGCATATACGCAGCTGGATCAAGAAGATTCTTCTTCGTAAGTAACAACGGGAAGATCGACTTCGGGAATATCACCATACTTGTCAAAGTCAGAACGAGTTAGCAAACCAAAGTCCAACAACTCTTGCTTCAATCTACCGCGCAGCCAACACTCGCCAACACGCTCGCCATTGCAAATGCGTTCAGCATTAATGCGATGAGAGTCAGCGACCCAATCAACGTTAGCTTGGTATTCTTTTTTGTATGCATCGTGTGACCCGCGAGTCACACTTGCAGACCAGACATCGCCGGTTACATACCGACCAATAGATTTTAAATCTTTTTTCATCGAGCCATCCAATACTCTTTAATGCGCTTGCCATTTTCAAGCTTGATAAACTGACTATCAATTGCAAAGCCTTTTTCTTTGAGGTCGCAGATGCGACGAGGCAATGACCAGCAACCAAACTTTTCCAAGGCAGTCATGCCTGTTATGCTGTTGCCTTGCTCAAGCCATGCTTGGATGTTTTTATTCTGTGTCTCCGTGTGATTCATAGCTGTTCTCCAATAGCTGTTGAAAGTTTTCACCAGTCATAATGACCAGTGTTTGCGGCGTTCCTCTACGCCGTTTATAAAAGGCAATGTCTCTGCCTTCTAATACTGTGAATGGACTGGGGAAGCCTGACTTATCTCTGTACTTTACTTCTCCCACCAATTTTTTTCCGTTGAGGTAGAGGTGGATGTCTCCTGAATACTCTCCTCCCAAGCTCCCCGAGAGGGGGACCCTCTTCGCTTCGAGCGGCGCTTTGATTTTGTTGAGCCACGTGACAAACCACTTTTCGTGGTAAGTTCCTTTGCTCTTGTTATGGTTTGCCATTTGTCCTCCTCATAGCAATGAAGACAAACAAACCAATGTTTCTCCATTGATCCTTTGCCATTTGTTTTTAGCATTGCCACGAACAATTCAGTTTTAGTTTCGCAAGCAATACAGTTTATAAATTCCTTACCTTTTTTTGACTTCAATGTCGTAGCCTAACGCATCCAACCAGCACATAAGAAAGAATCCAGACGGTACCCTCTTGTGCTGTTCCCATTTGTGAATCAGCGATTCAGTGCAGCCTACCTTATGAGCGAGTCTGTCTTGACTTAAACCCTGCTCGTGCCTTGCGGCTACTAACATTTGGATCATTTGCTCGTAGTTGTTTGGTATTCTCAGCTGCGATTTGTCTTCGCTCTTGCTCATGGATAGCCTCAAGCACCTTGCTTGCGGTAGAAAACCGTAGCTCAGTTGCTTCTCCTATGGTGCGATAGTAAGTTGACGTTGGTACTTCAGCTACACGAAACGCTTTTAATAGCTTAACGTTCCGTGCCTTTGCTTCGTGCTTAAGATATTCTAAGTATGATTTCATGCTGCGAATATGCAGTTAAAAATCTACCTCGTCAATCTCTACCTCACCATCACCATCACACCTTGAGCATGGCTCTGTCATTACATCTATCACACCAATGTCACGATCAAAGCCTTGAGGCCTTGCCACTTCAAAGGTAATGATGCCCTCCCCATTACAGTGAGGGCAGATTTCTTTAGTAGGGTATGTCATCATCAATAGCCTCCTGTCTGTCTAGATAGTTAGCCTCCCATGCCTTAGTTGCTCGGTCAACAAACTTATCGTAGTCAAACCTTGGATTGGTTTGCTTTAGTTTCTGTGCAATTTCTTGCACACCTGTTGCCCATCCTAGCAATGGTGCAACCTCATCTGCTATGAACTCAAAGTCACGGCGTGTAAATCTAGGTGTAGTCATCTTAGTTCTCCTTGGTTGGTCTGCATATTGCTATGCAAGATTCATATGATCCGTTACTTTTCCATGTGTGAAGGTTGTCGATACGTCCTTCGTTAAGCTCCTCTTCTGCTTCAGCTAATGCTTTAGCTTTTGTTTTATGTTTGGTTGACAGCACTAATGTGCTGCCATCTGTGCGCTTGCTAAACCACCAAGCGCTATTCATTCTATATACTTCTCCGTGCCTCAAGCCATCTCCTCCCATTGCTTAGTCTTCATTGCACTAGCGATCGTAAAGTGTTTCATGCTATACCTCCTCTAGTTTTGCATGTATTTCAGCGAAGCAATTTGCAATCCCTGTCATTGCATGTGGTCGCTTGCAGCTTTCAATTGCACCTGAGTTATCTTTGAGAAACTCATGTATCGCTTCGATGTCACCCTTGGTAAACATTACAGACAAAGGTAGCTCTGCATAGTCAATGTAGTTAAGTCTCATTTGGTTCTCCATTTCGTTTTGTTTATTCACTTGGCTTGTTTGATAGCTGCGATTGCAGCTACGGCTGTGAGTCCCCTCCTCCCCCTTCGGGGTCGGGATCAACCCTTCAACCTTCTCTTACCTGTGATGGCGCAACACCTCAGCGCTCACCACATCGGACCTTCACACACTCCGCATCACCCCTCACCACAAGAGCGAGCGAAGCGAGCGAAAAAATTTTTAGGGGCTGCTTTCGCAACCCCCTCAATTGTTTCTCTTTTGGTTTGGCTTATGCCTTCTTCTTATATCTCCGCTTCACATCGGAATCATTGGCTGCGCCCATCGCATCCATCGCTGCAAGAGTGGCTGCGATATCCTCTGGAATCTCGGCATCTGGCTTGCTCTCAACCGAAGTGTATTTGACGCCGGTCATCTCAAGGTAGGCGGCCTGTGCTGCGGCTAGATCCTCGCGCATAACACGCAAGCCAAACGCCTCGGCCTCCCACTGGGCAACACTGCTTTTCAGGTTGGTCGTGCTGATCTCGTCACCGGTGTACTGGCTGCGGTATTTCTGCGCCCAGCGCTTAGCGTTGGCCTCGCGGTCAGACTGCCGTGGAATCCAGAACTCAAGGTCTTGGATCTCGCGCTTTAGCTTGCGCTCTGCGTGAAAGCGCAACGTGTCAACAAAGCGCCACCCGTCCTCTTTGCCGGTGGTGTTGTTCTCGCGAATATATAGCTCGGTGGTGTTCGTGTATGTTTCAACGATTGCATTTATAAGTTTAGTCATGAGTTTTTCTCCTAAGCTCTCATCTAGTTTTTATATTTGAACCAGCCGAGGGATTGGCTGGACAAGGGCGTTAGGAACCAACGCGTTAGAGCCATACGCGCAGCAACGCTGCGCCACTAAAATGCAATGGCAATAAACCATGGCGGTATCCATAAATAACAATTACGGAAGGTTTATACCCGCGAATGCCCGACTTCACTAACGCTGCGTCAACCATCCGATAACAACATGAGGGACAGCATTCGCAACAACTAAGAGTGTATGAAATCCGTCATTGTTGTTTCTGGATGCTAACCGATGGTTCAAAACGCAATTGACCAGCTAATCCCGAACTGGTCAAATTATCCCCCTTGGGGGATTATAGGGGGGTTATACCCCAATCTATCTTCTTTGGCGCAGCGAAGCGAGCAGCAATAGCGATGGAAGCCCGATAGGGTCAAGACCTGAAGGGGCTTGATTCACGAGAGCGCGGCCCGTCAGGGATTGCCCGTCAACTGGTAATTACAGATGTGACGTAAGGTAATTTGGATAGTTACGTAACGTCACTACTTGACACACCATTGACAAACAACGCAGTGTGGGGGGGATCTACAGGGGGGGTGAAGCCAGCAGTAACAATACCCTCATTTGTTTAAATCTATGAAACAACCAAGTGTGATACAACAGTGAAGCACACTAAGTGATACACCAAGATACACATAGGAAGACTAAGTGATGAGCACTCCAGCAACACGTAAACTAACAGCAAAACAAAGCGCTCTCGTTGATACACTCGTAACAGAAGGATGTAGCGTACAAAAAGCAGCCGAAGCAGCAGGTTACGCTAAGGGTGAGTCCGGAAGAGTAAGTGGACACAGAGCTTTAGCTTTACCCCATGTGCAGCAGTATATGCAGGGGAAGATGATGGAAACGTTTGGACTTAGCGCTACTGGTGCTTTAGCAACGGTTGCTAGGCTCTCTCGTACAGCTAAATCTGAGTACGTTC